CCCCTTGGCCTTGGCTACGTCAAACAACCTGCCTCTAAACGACCACTCCTGAATCTCGAAGTTGATAAAGAGTACGCGAGACTTGGCACACTTAACCCCCCACCACGGAGTTCCTGTATGCAAGCTGATGGCTAGGTCAATCAAACTCCATGACTTGTACGCTTTGCTTCCACCACCAAGCAAGAGCTTCCCGCCTTGGTGCAGGAGTCCATCCATAAGCACGTTTGGCTCTTGGATGTTTTCGGACATCAACTCCGCATAAGTCTTGATGGGTGGAATGCTATTCGGCTCTTGTATCAGTCCCAACGCTACTGCTGGCTCTATCATTTACCCTCCTTGCAGAACCATAGAAGGCTCTGTGTTTTGTCTTCTCTTTTAGCCCCAGGCATCCTTATTGGCTGACTAGGCTTGAATGTTGCAGGATCGCATCCCAAAGGAATAATGAAAGACTTTAATTGTTTCTCATATTTTTCGCATGGTGGATTCTCAAACCATGCATGCAGACTCTTCCCGCCAGTGTCAACGATTGCGTAAAGCTTCATCTTAAACTTCTCCCGCATAACTCGGAACACCGCACCCATCTGTGGCTTCGTAAGCACGTCCGACTCCACCACCAAGTAGCGTCGCAGTTCGACATTGTCATTCGATCTGCTGATCGTCCCAGCCTTAAACACCGCCCCTGTTGTAAACTGCCCGACTGGTTCAGCCAACCCAGCCCACTCCGATTGACTCCTAAAGTTCTGCGGGTGATTCCCGCTATCCTTGACCGCACCAATCCAGATATTGTCGTGAGGTTGAAACAAACTTAACAGGCAATGGTAATCATTCGTATCATCACCCAAGGCTTGAGGACTCTCCTCATACATGTCGGCTGGATCCCAATTGTATTCGTTGAGGTACTTGACCTTGTTTGACTCTGCAAGTATTGCGATTCGCTCATTTAGTTCAGTCTCAAAGTCCTTATGAATGATCAGTTTTGATGCATCAGTACCAATCGTTCTCATGGATGGCAACGGCCTCATGAGTGGATCGTTGAGCAATATCTTCCGCAACTTGTAATTCATATCATCCCGAATCATTTGACAGCTTGTATGCCAGCAAAAGATTGTAGGCACTCCGTCAATGAATACTGTCGTATCCCGAACGCGGGTATGACTGGAGTGAAGATGTTCGCCTGGACAACGGCAAAGTCCGTGATTCTCGGACTGCCATTCAATCGGACCTACCACCTTTTCTGCATTAGCTTTTGCACTCATATTAAATCATCCGGCTTTGTTTCAAGTGGCCGACACACAATGAGGAGCCAGACACAGGATCTCCCTGTGTACCATACGCCGGAGTGATTAGGATTTGCCTTTGAAATTCTTTAGTTCGTCTTCGAGCATCGCAATGATGTCACGCATCTGCATCTGTTGACGCTCGCCGTTATCATAAACTTTTCTAGCCTTCTCAATGTTCTCTTCAAACTTTTGTATCAATTCTTGTTTTGTCATTTTTTATCTCCTTGTTCGAAATCTAGGTCAATCGCCTTCTTCGATGCAAGCACAATATCTTCGGCTGTTATGTTCCGTAGAGCATTGCACCACATCTGAGTCTTCGGCGTGCGGTTGGTCGCATCCTTACACTTGGCCTGGGGCAACCCACCCTGCGGCCTGCAAGGTGCATGTGGACATACTTCCGGTGCAAACAGCGGGTAGGATTTTGGATAATACTTGACCCGATCATCTGGATCATAACTACCCCAAAGGGATATGCAGGCCGTGTTCAGTCCAGCAGCCATGTGATTGACTGACGAGTCAGGGGCAATAACGAAGTCAGCACCTTGAACTACTGGGAACAGACTACGGATGTTTGACGTTGCGTTGAACAAGTCGATCACGTTTGGATGATCGATCTTAAAATCAAGACTGCGATCCAGCCCGACGATGACAGCGTGATGATCCTTAAACTCTTCCAACAACGCCTCCACCGCCTTCTTGCCTAGCTGTGGCGGATAGGTGCGTGTTGGTCCCGAACTGCTGACGTGATAAACAAAATACTTATCTGGCAACGGCCACCTGCCCATCTTAATCAACTCATCGTGGTCAGGCTGGACAACGTATAGATGTGGACGCTTGTACTTATCTTCCACCCGCTTGATGTCTCCGACTTTTCCAGTAATATCTGCAAGCAACCCTTCCGCACCCATCCACAGGTAGATGCGGTCGTAGTGATTGCCTGCACCTGTTCCAAGCTCTGTTCCACCAACCTTACCGGAGAATAGATCATCGAGTGGAACGTGAGCATCGTATGAATCCCATGCCTCGGCTGTTGGTGGCAGCGGAAGAATCCTAGCACCTAACCCAGCGTAGATTGGCATATTGCGAGCAGGACAGTAAATGTCCACGCCCCCACCCGAAGTCTCGACTAGGTAACGAATGATTCCGGTGGCCATAATTGCGTCACCAATTGCACCAGCACGATATACGGCAGTCGTTCCACCCTCGGCTCGACCAGGATAGTACGGCTTGATTCGGTGCGGAACTGGTACGGCATCATTGAATGGTGCGTTGACCAACTCGTCTGGTAGGATGTAGCTACAACGTGGCCACAACTTGTTATCGTCCACGATGTGGACTCCGTTTGTGTTATTATTCCATAGTTTCATTTTGATCTTTCCTCCATAATAAAGAACACAGCAAGAATTGCTGTGACTACTGTGATAACCGCAATTGCAACAAGAAGCTTTCCTATTGCCAGTCCTGCTCCGACAATTATCCAATCAAGAAGTACGCTCATTTGCCCTACATTAAAAGCAAGGGCTGTGCCTCTGCAATCCTTTTATTTATCAGTTTTATATATTCTGGATTAAGCTCACAAAGGATAGCGTTCCTACCATGCTCCACCGCCACCTGTGCCGTTGTTCCGCTACCTCCGAATGGGTCAAGGACAGTTCCACCAACCGGACATCCAGCGAGTATGCATGGTTCGATTAAATCCATTGGGTATGTTGCAAAATGTGCTTCTGGATACGATCTTGTGTTAATAGTCCAAACGCTTCTTTTATTCCTTTTGTCATATATGGCCTTACCACCAAAATCAGTTATTCCGTTTGGTGAAACATTTTTTGATATTCCCCTTGTTCGTCCAGCATAATTCGCATCCTCTTTAATCGCTTCCGAATCAAAATAATAATTCGGCTTCTTAGTCATCAAGAAAATGTATTCGTGAGCCTTGGTGCATCTATCCCGAACCGACTCCGGCATAGGGTTGGGTTTGTGCCAGATAATGTCTTGACGCAAATACCATCCGTCTGCCTGTAGAGCAAATGCTACCCGCCAAGGGATTCCAACCAGATCCTTGTGCTTAACACTGCTTCCGGCAAAAGTGGATGCCATCCTGTTCTTGGCAAGACCGCTATCCACAAGAGTACCTGTGTCTCCGTTCCTAGAGGAATCCGGAGTTGCCTTGCCATCCCTGTAGGATGCGTATGAATCGCCAATGTTAAGCCACAACGTACCATCGTCCTTCAACACCCGATGCACCTCCCTGAACACGGCCACTATCTTTGCTGTGTACTGTTCCGGAGTTAGCTCAAGCCCGACCTGTTCATCCTTCCGAACTGCACCGCATCGCTTGCAAACGTCCTTGTATATACCATCCCCAACCGCTCCTTCCAGATTCCTGTGGCCTGTTTGTGTCTTATCAGACTGCTTGCTGTCACGCTTGTGCGAACATGTTGTATCACCTCCGACCCAAGTGCCTGTTCCATAATCGCGTAATCCCCAATAAGGAGGACTTGTTACGCAACAATTAACAGATTGTTCTGGTAAAGTTTTTAACTGCTCGATGCAGTCGCCTTGTAGTATTTTTACGTTCATTGTTCCTCAATAATCTCCTTACAGATCAAAGCCGCCGCATCGACCATCGTAATTATCTGGATCATGTCTATGGCATGGCCATGAGAAGCGCGATCCCTCTCCACCACCAGTTTTTCTCTGGCAGAGAGAAGGATGTCGCGCCCCCACTTGAGTCTGGCTTTAGACTCTGTATTCATTACGAGCCTGACCGCATCCGAAACTTACGAGGCGACTTGTTGCTCTTCCCAGCCGCGGCAAGAGAAATGGCAATCATCTGCTGACGCGAACGAGGAACTCCTCCTGCGCCACGCTCCTTGCCCTTCTTCTTGTTATCCATTGCCAATTCATGCATGTTTTTTGATACGTCTTTGCCTAATGGCATACTGACCTCCTATGCTGTTTCCTCACCAACAACGTCATCCCACGTTGCCTGCTCTCCATGCCAGACCTGCGACTGCGTTCGCAGCCAGTTAGGTTTCTCGCTTGGAGTGGTGAAGCTTGATTCTTTCCAAAGCACAT